GATGATCAATAGCACCTACAACAACGCAGAGGAGGACGAAGAAACGCAGAAGGAGAGGAACGCGGTCTACTTCAAATACGAGGTCCTGAGAAGGATGCACCCCAACGCCAGCATCCCCGAGTTTACGCTATACTCGGATCCCAAGCTCATGTCTCAGAAGTACGAGATGCTCACCAAGAAGCTGTCTCTAGACTCTTCTGTCGAAAACTGGAAACGCTACATGATCGTCTTCGTCATGGGATGCGAGGTAGTGCTGGGTAAGATCAACTTCGACATGGAGGGCTTCGCACAGCAGCAGATCATGTCCATGAACACATACGATCAGCTGCTGGTGGAGATGGCCGAGAAGAGCTACGTGCCTTCAGGCAGCAAGTGGTCTCCGGAGATCAGGCTCTTTATGATGTTGACTATGAATGTGGTTCTTTTTGTCGTGAGTAAGATGATCTTCAAGAAGACGGGCACCAACCTACTCGGCACCATCAACAGCATGACTAACACGGCGGAGCGCAGCATGAAGGAGCCCACCAGGAGCGGCGGCGCTACCTCGTCTGAGATGTAGTTAGTTATATATGAAGATTCAAAGCCAAACACATGGGTTATGGGTAAATTCACCTCTATTAGATATGAAAAGTGGTTATGTATATGTGATCAGTACAAATTTGTACAAGGAAAAGGATATCTACAAGATAGGGTTCACAGACAACCTCGAACGGCGTCTGAAGCAATTCAATAACACTCGCACTCACGATGACCAATACTACATCGTCAACTGCTGGAAGACCGTGTGCTACATGACACTCGAGATGCAGATACATCGAGCACTGGTCGATCATCACCTCAAGAACGAGCTCTTCCAGTGCCCGCTAGATAAGATCAACGACACTGTCAGGGAGATTTTCAGCAAGAACTCGTTCTTCAATCACTATGACCTCGTCATTGAGGGCGCAGACAAGACCAATATGAGGTGGCACGCCAGGCACAACTACTTCTCAATTGAGTCCAGAGGCATAGAGATCATGATGAATGAGAAGAACATGGTCGATGAAGTGAGGAAGTGGATATCTGTCAACGACAAGTACAACCTCTATCAATTCATTTGCCCATCTTACTTTGATGATCTTATCATGTTCCTGAAGACCCGATATACCGCCTCTGACGTTGACAACCTGGCGTCAGAGATGACAGATATGATGTTAGGTGTTGATTAATCGGTAGAAGTTTATTACCCCTAAGGGTAATGAAAAAGGTCGTTACAACCACTGTTTGTATTTCCAAAGAACATTTCTCCATGTACCGAGTTAGTTCGTATCGTCGCCTCTGTTCTGCCGCTCTTGACACCTCTGTGCTCATTGATAGTTTGATTCAAACCGCCATTTTCATAGTGATCTTCCCCTGATGTTTGTAATTCCTTATCTCAAAGTCATCGTATGTGAAATCGTCGATGTCCTTCACGTCCCTCTTGAAGTGAAGCGTAGGGAATGGATCCACGGGCGTCCTTTTTAGTTGCTCTTCCAGCGCGCGTACGTGATTTAGGTACACATGCGCGTCCCCTAACGTGTGTATCAGTTCACCGGCCTGCATCCCCGTCACGTGCGCGATCATATGTGTCAGGACCGCGTAACTCGCTATGTTGAACGGGACGCCCAATCCAAGATCTCCGCTACGCTGATACAACTGACATGACAACTTGGGTCTAACGGATGATGCGATCTCAGATTGGGCTTCTTTGTGAACGTAGAACTGCGCGAGACAGTGGCAGGGTGGTAGCGCCATTGAGGGGAGATCGGCGGCGTTCCATGCACACAAGATGAGACGCCGACTACTCGGGTTGGTTTTAATTTGCTCAACCAAATTACCTAACTGGTCAATACCCTGTCCAGTGTAGTCGCTTTTACACGTCTCATACGTAGCGCCAAAATGTCGCCACTGGAACCCGTACACCGGTCCAAGATCACCCTCCTCTCTGTCTTTGAAACCGCATCGGTCCAGGAACGCACGCGACCCGTTAGCATCCCATATCTTCACATTCTTGCTTGATAGTTCTTTTGAGTTAGTGGAACCTTTGATGAACCAGAGAAGTTCTTCGATTATGCTCCTCATGAATACCTGTTTGGTAGTGAGGAGAGGGACTGTTCCGTTGCTGAGGTTGTATCGGCTCTGTGTCCCAAACAGCGATAGTGTCCCCGTGCCAGTCCTGTCGTGGCGGAGTTCGCCCAGGTCTATAACATCACGCACGAGCCTCAGGTACTCACTCTCTGGATGATCACTCTCTGGATGATCACTCTCTGGATGATCACTCTCTGGATGATCACTCTCTGGATGATCACTCTCTGGATGATCACTCTCTGGATGATCACTCTCTGGATGATCACTCTCTGGATGATCACTATACTGTTGACCCATTTTCATTAGGTAGCCGTATCCATAGGTACATAAAAGCTTTCCTGGGTGAGTAAAATATGCAGATAAATGGTAAGAACTTCAAGGTATACCTCTCTGATACTGTGGATACAATCAAGGCCAGAATCGCCGTAACTATGAATACGCTCCCTCAATACCTCGTGTTCACACCAGAGCTCAAGAACCTGTCCCAGACCGGCGACCTGGTAGTGGTGAACGCGTTAGATCCTGTCCTAAACTCAAAGGAGTATAAGTTTCCCGAGGACAAACTAGACTTCACCAAAGTCTGTAGGGAGGATGCTGAGCGGTTCTTTATTGCAACGCACGACATCACCAGCGCAAAGATGAACGAAAGCGAGATGCTCCTCTTCCTCACGTACAACATCTCAGGCCTCACGGCGCTTAACCTGAGGGAGATCTGGAATAACAGAGCAGACGTCAGGAAGAAGATGAGGGACAAGATAACCAAACTACGGCAGGAGGTGGAGGAGACAACCGCGTCCTTTGAGGTGTTTGAGAATATACCATCCATCAAGACGGTGGAGTATGAGGTATCTATGATCCAGTTCAGCATCCGTTTTGGTAAACAAACTACAGACATCATGGTGGCAGAGCTCTTCAACTCACTTGTTGTCACCAAGATGGCTCCGTATGGGGCAACAGGCAGTTCTACATCAGGTTACGGCCCCTTCTACAAGATCTTCCATGACTTTGCCCCCAACCCCGACTGGCTCGAGCTGGAAACGCCTAACGTGATATTGGTGAAAGTGAATGGAGAGGTTACAACCGACCTGAGGCAACTCAAGAATCAATACAAGAAGTACACCGATGCAGCCTTCACTGTCATCGACAATGAGATCGTAGCCACACTCAGTATGAATGTAGGCCACCGTAACGTCTCACGAGACGTCTTTATCGACAGGGCTCTGGCCGTCTTCCCGAACCTGGACAGAAGCATGATTACGCACATAGACGAGCTCTCCACGGGAGGCTTCATCACATACCCTAATCAGACCATCCTGATACCGGTGTGGGCTGAGCTCTGCATGAACAACCCCTTCTTTAATAAAATCGTGGCTCTGAACGAGTCCATCAGGGCGTCCAAAATCAAACTGAATGCGTACACATACGTCCTCAACACTAATAACATTCTGAGCATCACGATGAAGGAGACAGACAAGGCCAATATGTACGGGATGGAGGACGAAGGCAGCAACTACATACGTGTGAGGGTTAAAGCCGCGACGATTGCGGACTCGCTCAAGTATCAGAAGATCCTAGGACGTCTTTTTACCCTCTACAACAACCAGAAGGACCTCATCCTGACCGAGTACAGGAAGTATCTGGGGCCCAGGTTCCTCAAGAATGAAGAGATTAAACTGATAGTGAGACCCAGGAAGCTTGAGCAGCTCGAGCTAAGGGCCATCGCGCCGGAGATCTTTCTTCCCACATACTCGAGGAAATGCCTCAAGAGACCCACTATCGTCACCGAGGAACAGGCAAATGTATACAAACAGAATAGAGAGAAGCAGGTCATGGAGTTTCCTGCTCATGGAGAAAGCACTAAACGCTACTATGTCTGCGACCACACCAGCCATCCCTACCCTGGTCTGAGGGACAACACGCTCGAGAACAAAAAGAAGTTTCCGTACATACCGTGTTGTTACACAAAGGACCAGAATAGGGAAGGGACTAAATTCAAATACTACTACGCACAGACACAAATGAAAGATAAGAACAATGCGATGCAGGATATCTTCATCTCGGGTAAGACGATGGCCCCGGGTATCCCAGGAACGCTCCCACCCAACATCAAAGAGTTGTTCTCGCTCATCGAACCTAATCCTGAGTACCAGTTCGTCAGGGTTGGCTCCAACGTCACAAAGAGCTCGTTCCTGGAGTGTGTCATGTTGGCCGTGAACGACAAGGATCTGCAGTACCTCAATGTGGAGGACCGTATACCGGTCGTGGAGCGGAGGCGTCGTGAGATAGTGACTGAGACGAACGCGATGGCGGCCATGCAGGAGTTCTATGACGAGCCCATGGCCAACATCATGGACAAGTTCGCCAATTCAAGCCTCAACGCCCTCGAGTTCGGGCACGTCCTCGAGCTGGTCTTCAACTGCGACATCTTCGTGCTGTCGGCCAGCGACAAGGATCCCAGCGGCACCATGCACATACCTCGACACGCTCAAGCCTACTACAAGATGAAACCTACACGAGCAACCATCTTCATCTACCAGCACGACATC